GGCGGCCCTTGCGTGGCTTCCATCATGGCACGATACGCATCATCGGAACCCTGCGCATAGACCGGGTTGCCGGCTGCCGACTCATGCAGCAGGTTCAGCAAGGTCGCCGGATCGTCATCGGGCAGATAGCCGGCTTCGTGCATCTGCTCGGCCATGCGCTCGATCGATTGCCCCTTGCCTGGACGCACGAGGTTGTTCAATCCCGATTCGCGCAGGTTGCGGATTTCGCCAGCCAGTTCGCGCCCGGATTTCGATGTCGTATTGATGCCGCCCGCTGCGCGTACCGCCTGTACCAGATCCTGCACGCCCTTCGCGCTGGCCGGCTTGATGGCGTCAATGGTTTCGGTGCCGACTTGCTCGGCGGTGTCGATCGCCTGCTGCGCCCGGCTGCCGGTGCCGAACGTACCCGGCCCCAGGAATCTGTCTTTTGCCGTCTTCATTTCATTGATCGGCAGATTCAAGGCGGATTCATCGAATGGATCGACCGCATCAAAGGCATCGCGCACGTTTTTCGATGCCAATTGCCGCTCAGGGATCGCAAAGTCTTGAATCGCATGACCGGCGCGGTTCGCCGCATCATTGACGTTCAGCCCAGGCTTTGCCACGCGGTTGATCGCATCGCGGAATTGCGCCTGCTGCACGGCTTCGGCATCACCGAGCGCATTGTTGCCTGCGGTCTTCAAGGTCCGCTGCAATTGGCTGGCTTCCGGCGTCTGCACGATCTGCGGCACCGTCATCCGATAGCCGGGGATCATTTGCGGCCCTTCCTGCTTCAATGCGGCTTGCAGTTCGGTTTCCGGCACGCCCAGGTAATCGGCCAGCTTGCCCGCCTGATTGGCTTCCTTCGAGGTGCGCAGCGCATGATAGCCCTTGCCGATGGCGCCGCCGACTTTGCCGACAACTTGCACCGCAGGCGGGAGGACTGCGCCAATGGCTGCACCTTGCCCAGCATCGGCAGGATTGAGCAGCGCAGCAGAAGTGCCGCTGGCAATGGCGCCGCCAGCCGAACGTACTGCCGCATTGGTCACGCCGTTGAAAATCTTGCCGATCGTGCCGGGATTGGCCACAGGAGCCAGATTTCCGCCCTTGAATCCGCCCGTGCTGATCGCATCGGCCAGTGCTTCGACGGTCGGCACAGCCCCCGGAAACAGGCGCGCAATGACAGGAGCCACAGCCTTGACTCCCTTCCCGACCACGCCACCGACTGGATAAGTGGCCGCGATGTTGCTGACCACGCGCCCGCCGTTAAACGAGGGATTATCCTTGTTTTGCTCGATGATGTGCTCGGTTTCCGCGTGCCGCGAACGGTTCGCCTGCTTCCAGGATTCCGGCACGCCCGGCAGCTTGGCCGCCATGTTCAGCGCCGTGTCGCCAATGTCGGCCAGCCCGACAAGCCCGCCCTTGGCCTTGTCCACATCGGCTAGGAACTGCTGCTTGATGCTGTCGCCCACCTGTTCCAGATAGCCTTTCTTGGCTGGCGTGGCTGGCGCATCCAGTTGCTTGAGCAAGGCCGGGTCTTGCACGTATTGCTTGCCGGATGGCTTGCCGTTCAATTGCTCCAGCAATGCAGGATCTTCAATGTAGTTTGGCATTATCCCCCCACCTTGTACCAGCCATGGCCATCGTTCTCATAGGTCACGCCGTTGATCGTCTTGCGCTGCATGCCGGCCGGTGATGCCATCGGGTTCGGCACCGTGTCGGTCTTGGCTGCCGCTGGCGCTTCGCGCTTGGCCAGTTCCCGTGCTGCTGCTGGCGACAGATATTTGTCGAAGTCTTCGCGGCCGGTGGTGGCCTTGTATTGGTTGCGCAAGCCGTGCAGCTGGCCGTTCATCAGTTCTTGATACGTACTGATCACGCTCTTCAACTGCGCCGGCGAGCTGGCCGACTTGATCACGCGCGCCGCTTCTTCGCGGTCATGCACGCCACCACCGGAACCGACGATCGCCTTCACCACCTCGTCCGCGACAATCTTCTTGGCCGCGTCGAAGTTGGTCGGCGCCGGGTTGCCGGTCTTTTCGGCAATCAGGTTGCCGTACTTGTTGATCAGCTGGACGTTGCCGTTGTTGAGCGCATCGGCCAGCCCGCTCAACGTGTCCAAGTGCTCGATCGCGGTATTGAAGGAGCGCACCGAGTTGCCATTCTTGCCGGTTGCGAAATCCTTTTCCGCTTTCGCGCCGGTGCCGTAATCCTGTGCACGGTAATTCGGGTTCAACTCCTTGACCCGGTTCATGATCGCCACGCCTGCCGGTCGCAGCATGGCCACCGACGACAGCGGCGGCAGCGTGCCGTTCGCAATGCCCTGCGCCACGTTTTCGATGTTCTCAGGATTGGCGCCGCTCTTGATTTGTTCCGTGCGCGCATTGAGTTCGCCAATGTGCGCGTTGTCCACCCGGATACCGGAATACGACTTCGCCGCCGATGCCCGCGACTGTTCAGCATTGGCAACTTGTGCGCCGGTCTTCGCGGTTTCCAGCCCGCGGTAAATCTTGGCCACGGTCGGATTGCCCTCGATCTGGTCGCCGGTCAGTTCATTGAGCGAATAGCCATCGGCCTTGGCATTGCCGAACGGCGCCTTGCCGCTGACGGCAAAATACGCCTGCGCGGTTTTCAGCGGATCGGTGCCGCCCTGAATATTGGCGATCGAACCCTGTTTCTGAAACTCGCCCGATGCCTTGGCGATGTTGTCAGGATCGCCCTTGCCGGTCAGCCCGAACAGGTAAGCCGCCGCGCGCTGGTAATCTGGCATGCTGGACGTGTCGAGCGTGCCATCCATCACGCCGCGCCGGTTGGCGGTGGTCAATTGCACCCCTTCGGCTTTGGCTCCGGACTCGTTGCCGGCCATGTTGTGCGCGTAAGCCTGCGCATCGAGCGCCGCCGCTTTCTGCGCCGCCTGCTGCTGCAGCAGCGGCCCCATCGCCAACGACTTGAACATCGTGCCGATGCCCTGGTTCAGATGGTCGATGCCGTCGTAATCCATTCTCAAGCCCATGCCTGCCATGTTGGCCCCTTAATAATATTTCTTGGTCAGCAGCTTCGGCGCATAGGCGGCATCGCCATTCATGCCCCAAAAGCCGGTGCCAAGCGTGGTGTTTTGCGGAATCGGCGTGGCCGTGCCGGTGCCGGTCGGGATCGGCGTCTGGTACGTGCCGGAACCGAGTTCGCCAGCCGCCGCCCCTTCGCCGCCGCCCGCCCCGGCGCCGCTGCCCAGGTACGCGCCGCCCGCCGATTGGAGTGCACCGCCGGCCAGCATCAGGCCGGCATCCGGTCGCCCGGCAATATTGATGCCGATGTTGTCGGCCGCCGCCTGCCCGCGGCTAAAACTGCCGAGCCGGTCGATGCCGGCTGCGGTGTCAGCCATGCGGATCGCTTCATTGCCGCGCAGCCGGTTCGCGGAGGTCGTCTTCGCCAGCAGTCCCGCCAAGGCTCGCGCATTCTTGAGCGTGTTGACATCGGCCGCCGCTTTCGCGGTGCTGTAATCCTTCGATACGTCGCCCTGCGTGGTGGCCTGCTGCGCATGGATTTGCTGCGCGCTTTCAGCCGGCGCCGCGAAATCCTGCGCCATCTGCTGCTCAATCTGGCCCTGCTGCTGCGCACGGCTGTCCGTGTTGAACTCCTGCGCTTGGCCGAGCGCTTTCTTTTCGGCTTGCTGCTGCAGATCGTTTTGCCGCATCAAGGCGTCGCGCGTGGCCTGGTCCTGCCGGTCACGGGCATCGGTGGTCGCCTTGTACTGCACCGCCGTGCCAGCCAGCATGGCAATTAAGGCTGCAATTTCTAAACCAGTCATGGCTTCTCCTTACTGGACGGTGCCGCTGTAACCCTTGCCGGCGGTCGCCAGATTCGGGTATTGCTGCTGCGTATTGTTGAGGCCGGCCCGCGCTCCTGTCGTCTGCTGGTTCAGCAGGTACGCTTGTCCCAAATCCCCGAACAGGTTGCCGATGGTCGCCGCGCCGCGGTTCGCCGCCGCCGATTGATTGGTTGCGTCGAGCTGGTGCAGCGCCATCGCTTGCGCGTTGCCGGTGTCCAGCCCGGACTGCGCCTGCGAAATCAAGTTCTGGCGCGAACGTTCATCCTGCACCCGCAAGTCAGCCGCCGCCTGATCGCCCAAGGCGGACGCTTGGATCAGTCCTTCGCTACTCTTGCGGTTCAGTTCGGCATTCGAATCGACATCGGCCGAGCCGCCGAGCAAGCCAGAGCGCGCCAGCCCGAAGCGGTTTTGCCGCTCGGCTTGCTGGTATTGCCGGTTCACTTCGCGCCCATTCAGGTCCGTGACCGCTTGCTTTTGCTGGTCATACAGCGCATCGCGGCTCATCGGCGTGACGGTATTGCGGCCGGTGAACACCTTGCCCCCGGCAATCGCCTGGTTGATCGCATCGGTGTCGAGCGCGGTCTGCGTCGGCGTGAAGCCGTTCTGGATGCCGGCATCGTCGTAGCCGTAGGTGCCTTGCGTGACCTTGGTCGGCGGCGTCCACGGGTTGCCGTCGGCATCGTAATAGGTCGCGCTCGGGTCGAACGCCGTCGCCTGGTTGGTGCCGGATGTGACCGGGGCGCCGCTAAAAATGCCGTTGATCTTGTCGACCGCTGCCTTGACTCTCGCCTGCCGGTCGGCTTCCTGCTGTTGCGCCGCTGCTGCCGGATCTCCACCGCCGCCCATAGTTCCCCCTTAATCTAAAACGTAACTGACATTGCGCGAAGTCGCGCCAAATCCGAACCTGCCGAGCAAGCGCACCATCGCGTCATCGCACGATGCCTCAATCCGCTGCGCGCCCATCTCGCGGCACCATGCCGAAAACGCCGGCCAGAATGCGCGGAACGCGGCCCGGATGCTGGAGCCGCCGAGCGCCATGATGTTGACCGCCACCGCCTGCGGGTAATGCCGGAACTCGAACGCGCCAGCCAGGATAGGCGCATCGTCCTGCCACACCACGCCGATCACCGCGCGCCCCTTCGCACTCAGCGCGAACAGGTCATCGACCGTGAAATCGGCGCATGGCGTCCTGGTCAGCATCGCGCCGAATACGGGTTCGATGCGTGCGCGGATCGCTGCCACCTGTTCGCCGACGTAAAACTGCACTCTCATCACATAGGGCCAAGGTTGTTGTAATACACGGTCAGCGCATCAAGCCGGAATGGCTGGTCGTTCTGGTTGCGGAACTGCGGGCTAAACTCGGTGCCGCACACTTCGAACGGGACCATGCCGCCGCCTCTTGTGTTGCCGACTACTCTAACCTCACTGGTGACTGCCGCGGCATTTCTGACATCGAATCCCATCGAGAAATAACACTCGCCTTCCATCACCAGATCGATGCCGTAAATCTGCTTCATCTGGCCCGGCGACTTGAAATCCATGTACGGCAATTGGATCAGCACTTCATACTCGGCGCCATCGTCGGTGTAGACATCGGGCGTGAGCTTGTACACGTCGTCGCCGGTGCGGAAATACAGCGTGCCCTGCAATTCGGCCATCGCATCGACTGCGAACGGCAATGCATAGCGCGACCAGGCCGCGATCTTCGCGGTGCGCGATACCGAATACACATACATGGTCTGCCCGAGCAGGCACAGGTATTGCCCGGTGCCATAGAAATATGCAGCCATCGGGCGCGGCGCGCCGGTCGCCAGATCCGCACGCACCAAGGTGTCGATCGGTGAACCAATGTCGACATCGGTCAATTTGCTGATGATCGCCTGCGTGGTGATCGAGCGGAACCCGTAATCGGACAGGAAGAACAGATCGCCGCCGACCGTGGCCAGCGACAGCGGGAACGACGAACCGACGTTTTCCACGATGTCGTCCAGCTTCATGTTGGTCGGGTCGGGATCAACCGTCCACACTTGCGAGCCGTCACGCGCCAGGGCCACCAGCTTGTTCTGATACACGCCGAGCGCATTGGTGGCACGGTCGCCGCGCGCATTGATGCCGGTCGGCAGGAATCCCGCATCGTTGGCCGTGGTCCAGTCGCGCGGGTCGCCGGTCTTGCAATAGCGCACCGTCGAACCGTCCGGGCTGACCGCGAACATCTTGCTGGCCAGCTTCAGCACGGCCGCCGTGTGCGGGCAATTCGCGTCCGAAATCACGGTCGACACGGTGCCATCCATGTAATGGTGCTTAGTCTGGCCGTCCGAGTGCTTCAGCGCGGCATAGATCACGCCATTGAACACATCGGCGTATTCGACCCGTTCCACCGTCGTGGTGCCGGTCGCATAGCCCGCCTTGTTCGCCATGAACAGCGGATTGGCGTGCGTGATGGTGCCGGTCTGCGAATAGAATGTATTCAATTTGCCGAGCGCGCCGACCAGCCCGGCGGTGCCGGGTTCCAGCGTGGCGACTTTCGTGATGCCGGGGCGCTTTTCCGTCGCCAGGCCGGCCGTCACGCGCGCATTTTTCATCTCGCGCAGCCGGTTCGCATCCGACACCGAGGCACCTTTCCGCAGATCAATGCCGAGGTCAAATTTGCTAAATGTGATGCTGGCCATTAGCGCACCCGGAAGCGGTATTGCCCATCGGCGCCAATCACGGTTTCGTCGGCAGTCTCGCAGGCGTTGACGAGATAGCGGCGGTTTTCGTGCTGCCGGCCCTTTTCGGTTCGCAGCATGTTGGCGAACGTGGCGCCGGCCGCCTGCGCATCCGGATGCCGGTAATGCGCTTTCGCATTGGCGATCGCGTACAGCAGAATCAAGCGGTCCGGCACGCCGGGGCGGTCGGCCGCTTGCGTGAACCGCGGCTTTGGCGCCAGGTAATCGATAATCAGGTCATACCCCTGATCCGGCACCGGCCATACTTCGATCTGGCCATTCGTGGTGTCATATTTGGTCGGATAGCGGCGCTGCGGGAAGGCGCGCTCGGCTTGCGTGATGCCCTGGATCAGCGGGATGCGGTTCTGCGCATCGAGCACCAGCCACAGCCCTTGCGCAGTGCCAGGGTCGATGTCTTCGTCTTCGAGGTCATTGTGCCAGTCGTACAGCACCGAACCCGGCTCGAGCCGGATCGTCGTGCTCTTGCGCGTGGGCGTCGGTGCCAGCTCTTGGAACACATAGTCGTGTCCTTCCTGCAGGAACGACATCAGCACCGCATTGTTGTTGTTCGATGCCGGCCCCTGCGCGACAAAGCCGAGCCGCGCTTTCAGCTCGGTCAACAGTTCGCCAAGGGTGCGGAATCTCTGCTGCAACGGGTTCATGCGCTCTCCTTATGCCGGCATCGGCAGGCCGGTCTGCACGGTGGTCGAGCCGTCGGCCAGCCGCCAGATCCGCACCGAATTGATCTTGAACGCATTCCCCTTGCCGGTCGGCGTGTCGGTCGTGTTTGGCGAACCGGACGCGGAACCGAACCACAGATCGAGCAGGAAATACATCATCTGGTCGAAGTAGCCGTCATTGACCCAAGTGCCGACCAGCGTGGTGTCGAAGTAGAAACTGATCTCGGTCGCCGTCCATTTCATCGAATACTTGTGCGATGCGGCCGACAGGTCCGGACTCAAACTGACATCCGACAGTTTGCGGGCCAGCGGAATCACGTGATACGAATAATCGGCGCTTGCCTTGTGGATCGTGGCGCCGTAGTTGTTCGGATGCAGATCCGACGTACCCCAACCGCCGGCCGTGCCGCCGCCGGGGTACGCTTCCATGATGTCGAGTTCGGGGCGCGACTTGTTGCCATTGTCATAGTGGCCATATAGCCAGATCGCCGGCCAGCAGCCCTTGCCGATCGGCAGCTGGGCGTCGACCTCGACCACGCCATATTTAAAGGCGAACTTGCCATCGGTGTCGATCGTGCGGTTCACGAACGGATATTCGGGCCAGATGCTCAGATAAGAGCCGGACACCTCGTAATTGATGACTGAATCGCTGGCTTCGTACCAGATATGATCATTCCACGCATCCGTGTTCAGGCTGGTGCCGGAAAACTCATCCTGGAAGATCAGCGCGCCGACCACGCTGGACGCCACCGCCACCGGCAAGGGCTGCGCGGTTGGTGCCGGCGGGATGTCGACCGGTACCGGGTTCGGCTCAGGCGGCGGTTCGGTCGAAGGGGGCGGGGGCGAAGTCGGCGTGATCGTGGTTTTCAGCGTGCCGTCATCGTTCTGGATTTTTGCCAAGTTGGTGCGCAGCGCATTCACCGATGCAGAAATGCGGTCCAGTTCGCCATTGATCGCCGGGTGATCGGTCGCGGTCGGTGCGTTCTCGACAAAGTTCTTGCTGCGGTTATAAATAGGTGCTTGTGGCATGAGTCAGGCTCCCATCTGTTTTTTCGCATCGGCGGCCATCTCGATGATGTCCTTGCCTTCCTGCTTGTGGATATAGGTGAACACCGCACGCACGATCGCCCACGCCGGCAGCCCGCAGGCAAACGCGATGCCGAGCACCGACAATAGGCCGGTGAAGGTGTGCATGAACGCCTGCAGCTGATAGTGCTCGATCACGAACGCGCCGCCGGCGATCGAGCCGATCACGGTGCTGATCAGGCCAACCGTCCATTCGCGCGGACTGCGCGGCGGCGTCATGCACAGCACAACCACCGCAGCCAGCGCGGCGCCGATGCCATAGGCGCCAGCCGCGCCACCGATCAGCTTCCAGCCGGCGACGCCTGCCGCGGTGGATGATACGGGTTCGGTCATGCTGGCGCCTCTTGTGGGTAAGGTAGAAATGTTCATGCGTTGCTGGCCTCTTGCTGCCGTTGCGCGAAATCCTGCGGGCGCTGCCTGCCGTTCAATTCCTTCAGGTAGGCGCGGCGGCAATGGTCCGGACCCTGGAACGGCTGGAACAGCAGGTTGACCGCCTTTTCCATCCACTTGTACGGATTGCGCGCATTCAGCCGGAAGCAGCGCGAGGAAATCGTTTCGTCGGCGCTGCCGTTGAAAATCGAGTTCACCAGCTGATCCAGCGCGATCGTGACCTGGTAGACCCACTCCTTGAACCCGCCCCGCTCATAGAATGGCAGCATGTCACCCCCCGTAAATGGCCGGCCAAACAGCCGTTGTATCCCCTGCCCGCATGCGCTCGGCGGCCGCAAACAAGTCGGATTCCGTCGCCAGCCCCACGTCGCGGATCTGCCGCACCAGTGCCACCGTCATCGGCACGAAGGCGCCGGACATGGTTTTCCAGTATTGGTTGAACACGTAGTCGGCGGGCAGTGCTTTTTCGATGGCGGTGGTCAGCAGCGTGCCGTATTGGGTCCGGCTCGGCTCATCGGAGTGGAACCAGTTGTCGCCAACCTTCCAGCCGCCAGCCTTGCGCTGGTCGCGCTCCGCCTTGATCGCAATCCACGGATCAATCGCATCGGCCGGTTCCGGCGCATTGCCAGCCTCGACCCAGGCGAGATATGCCTGATAGTCGGTAT